TTGCGGAGCCTCTCAACGTGCGCATCAACAAGCCAACCATCAACGCGCTCATAGAGGCGTTCGGTGAAGATAGCCGTCAGTGGATGGGTCAGACACTTCGTACCCACATTGAGCCTATGAACGTGGGCGGTCGTCGCGTCCGTGCTATGTACCTTCTTCCAGAGGGATACGAGGTGGGCGAGGACGAGGGCGGGTACGTCGTTATCCGTCGCATTGGTTCGGCAACGCCAGGTGCAGCTACACCCGCAGCAGCAACGGGCGCAGCAGGTGTCGCGACACCAGCACGTGACCCATTAGCAGAAGAGTTTGACGCGCCGCTTCCGGCTTCAGATTACCCGGAGGAGGAGCTCGACCCTGCGGATATTCCCTTCTAGCGTATGGCCTCGCGAGCACGACCAGACCGACGCGAGGTACGCCTGAAGAACGGGGTCATCATCGGCATGCTGGTAGGCAAGGTGTTCAAGAAACGCGTAAAGCAGTCTCGACACCTCTACCACAAAGTTGGTGACAACGGCTCGTGGGGAATGGACTATGACATTCTCTTCAATGAGCTCCCCGAGGATGGAAGCGTGTATATCCACGACATAGAACTTGGTGTGCTCTACATGGTGAAGAATCGTGTATGGCGCGAGAAGGGCATCATCATGCACTTCAAACAGGACACCAAGGACCATTACACGCAGGTGTTCCTTCCCGTCGAGTACTTCGACAAAGTAAAGAGCTCGTAGCGTATGGCTTTCCGAAAAAGCTGCGACAACTGCGAGCGCCTCGTCGACCGGTCAGACCAGCCATTCATCCAGATTCACTTGCACGGCTCTATAAGCGAGCAGGTGGAGCACGAGAACGGCGACCTACAGTTCAGGTATCTGACTGAGCGCGACAACATGAAAGTGGTCTTCTGCAACGGCCCATGCTTCCTAGAGTGGCTTGATAAGCAGCGGCAGAAGTTCCCCTTTCAGTGGAAATAGTTATCCACAGGTAGGTTATACACACCCCGCTTGTGAAGGTATACAAGTTGTGATAGTATACCTGTATGTGAGTGATATCACATCCCATTAGACAGCTAACACAATTCAATTATGCGTAGCAACCCAGAATCATCTATCAAGGTTATCGTCTCTCGCCTCGGTTCCGAGGAAATTGAGGTCTCGCTCCCGGTTGATTCAACCGTTCGTGAGGCTCTCGAGAAGGCAGGTGTTCCGGTCTCTGACCGCACCGAGATTTTCGTCTCCGGCGTACGCGCTGAGATGGACAACCTCCTTGATGACGGTGACGTGCTCGCGCTCACCACGCCTAAGCAGGCAGGTAGCCGCTAGTAGGCCCGTAGGAGCTCTCACCCTCGTGGGGGCTCCCATCGGTTCGATTAGTCATAACTGGAAAACACAATGAGAAAACCAGACGGTAAAGAAGTGAAGCAGGCAGCCATCAAGGTATCGGATACAGCAGTGAAGAACATGCTCGCGTATCTCGATACCCGTTCCGGCGAGCGCAAGGACGTGGAGACGCATATTGCGAACACGGACCTTACCATCGAGGCGTTGCAGAAGGAGATAGTGCGCTACACCGAGCGCAAGAATACTTTGCTTGAGCAACTAGCAAAGATGCCCGAAGGAGAGATGACCGCAGATGACATGCGCGCCGTCCTCGAACGAGTGGCAAGCATGCCATGGGTCGACACTGTTGCGGTGCAGGGCGAGTACATGACCGTACGCACGCGCAAGGGTCAGCTCAAGACACCTTTCTACTCTGGCATCGCGTACACATCAGACGGACGCCGCCAGGAGTTCATGCTCGATGAGGTCACATACGCAGAGATGCCGCAGTACTTCATTCGTATCAGCCTTGCGGGAATCGCCAACAAGGATATGTGGTACGACAAGAACGTACGAGCAGTGGCTATCCGCTTTGCTGATGAGGACCAGTTCAAGGACTTCATCGCTGAGACCGGACTGTACCATCATCTGAACGCACACTGGGGTTGCAACGGCGACGCTTTCGAGTGGGACGACCTTTGCCTTGGTGGGTACGCTGACGGGTTCCGCGCTGAGGCGAACAAGGGCATCCCGGAACTTCTGTCCGCAGTCTCGCTGTACCTCCAGAGCTCTGGCTGGGCAAGCGCCTACCGTCACCGCCTCCAGTGGGCATCGACACTTGGCTTTGCGCCTATCAACGAGGTCATCTTCAAGAAGGTAGCCGACCGCGATGCGCTCGAAGAGATACGCACGCAGTACCAGCAGGACGTGCGCAACGTAGCTACCAAGCTGGGTATATCAGTCAGTATGTTCTTCAACGGGTCAGAAGGTCGCAGCGATGACGCTGGGGACTACGGCTACGACGACGAGAGCTTCTAATCACTAACAAATACAATTATGCTTACCAAACCAAAACTCATTATCCCAAAGCACATCGAGGAGCGCCTCAACCAGTATGTGCAGTCTGTCCCTTCTGAAATCGCTGGCATGGGTGCCGTCGAGTACAACCAGGAGACCGGCGAGATAACCGTCACGGAAATTGCCATCTACGAACAGAAGGTGACCGGCGGTACCGCAGACCTCTCGAGTGAGGCACTCGCAAAGTTCCAGATGGACCTTATCAAAGCGGGCAAGTCTCCTTCCAAGTGGCGTCTCTGGTGGCACTCGCACAACGACATGCAGGCGTTCTTCTCTGGCACTGACACCGGCACCATCGACGGCTCTGACGAGTTCGACTGGCTTGTGTCGCTCGTGGTCAACAAGAGGCGCGACCGCGAGGCTCGTATGGATACGTACCGCCCGTTCCGTCTTACGCACGAGGATATGGAAATCGTGGTCGAGGAGCCGGAGCCAGAGCTCTGTCCTACGTGTCATCGCGAGGTGGAGGAAGAAGATAAGCCGCTCATCATTCCTGATGACATCCGCGAGGAGGTGAAGGCAAAGGTAGAGCAAAAGAGCTTTCGCTACACTCCCAGCTCCTACCAGCCGCAGGCTAATCTTGGGTTTGGCGCTTACAGCGGGTATGACCTTGATTCTATTGAGGTTCCTCCTGGGCACAAACTGACCTCTATAAAGCACATGGGTGGTGTGGTCGCGATGGATGAAGACGGAGACCCCTACATCATCTACCAGAGCGGGTACAAGAGCTACAACATTACTTGGGATGAGCTCTCACGCATGGGAAAACTCGACGACACGGCAAACGAAAGCGACGAGGCAAACGACGACGTAATCGTTGATACGTATGACCTGTCTGCCGTGTCAGACCCAAACGAGCTACGTCGCTACATCGCAGGCATCACTGAACAGATGCGCATTTACGAGCAGACCAACGCCACTGATGACGATGAGTACTCATGGCTAAAGGAGCAACTCGTCGATGCACAGGCGCGCCTGACAGAACTTACTTACGGAATCAACTAACCAAACACAATATGTCTACTTCTCTCGTCAAACCTCTCAACGGCATGCGCCACACAATGATTTACGACCCGTCACAGTACCAGAACAAGAAGGTCGCAGTGGTAGGTGTCGGAACCATCGGTTCCCACCTTGCACACACCTTGGCACGCATGCAGGTACCCATGACACTTTTCGACCACGACACGGTCGAGGAGCATAACCTCGCAACACAGACCTATGGCGCATCTGACATCGGACGTAACAAGGTAGATGCGGTGCTCGACCAACTCTTACACATTCAGCCTGACAACGCACACGCGGTCTACGCTGAAATGTTTGAGCTCAAGGAGGGCAGCACGTACGACATCATCGTGTCGGCAGTTGATAGCCTGGATGCACGCCGCGCGATTGCAGAGCTTCTTATTGAGAAAGGCATAGAAGTGCCGATTGTGGATGGGCGCGTGGGCGCAGAGCAGGTGGAGGTGTATTACTTCCCTAACGCAGAGGCATGGCTTGCTCAGATTCCACCGGCTGGGGATGAGGACCCGTGCGGCGCACGCTTCACGGCGTACACTGCAAACATCTGTGCAGGTCTCATGGCGAACAACGTCAAGAAGATTCTGATGCAGAACCGCTCTATCCCGAGCCGCATTATTTACGATGCTGCAACCAGCATATTCATCAAAGAGAATTAGCTTATGGCTTACTGGACTGAACAACAGATGCGGCTTGACCTCCCTCGCATCCTCAAACTCAAGGGAGTAGACAACGCGGTGCTGACCCATGACGGGATTCGTTTCGTCACCAAGAAGGGCCTCAGGCACCACAAGTCATTGTTCCCACTGCCTCAAATTGAGGTGAAGCTCGATTACGACAACCCATGGGAGATGCAATTGCGTCACGCGCATGAAACGCTCTTGCGGCATCCTGCTATGGTGAGGTGGAACGCGTTGCGTGCCGACCGCTGGCGCATGCTGTGTCTGGGTGAGTACGCCGACGACTTCACACAGGCTCACCGGAAGGGACCGTATGCGGCAGTCATCGCATCCCTCGCTATCATTCAGACGATAGAGAAGGACCCGCGTGCTCGTTTTCGCTGGTCTTCGCTACCGCTCCTCGAGGTCGTTGTCTTTGCAGCCATAATTGGTATGGCAGTCTCAGTGCTAGGTATCTCATTCTCCTAACATGGCACGTAAGTTTGAACGCCTCGTACACTACGGACAACTGAAGGACGGCAAGCTCGAGCTTGCAAATCCGCGCTGGTTCCGGGGGATGATGCAGCTCTTTGCAGACTGCGACGTGGTGGTCACCATCGAACGCAAGAAGCGCAGCAAGAGCCAGGAGCAGCTCGGATACCTATGGGGTGTAGTGTATCCGTACATCAGCGACCACACCGGGCACGCGCCAGAAGAGCTCCACGAGATATTCAAGTCGAAGTTCCTACGGGAGCGCAAGCAGTGGAGGGGAGGGGAAATCACTACCCTCAAATCGACTGCCGACATGAGCACCAACGAGATGGCAGAGTTCATCACAAATGTCATCGTAGAGGCTGCTGAGCTCGGTATCGACGTGCCAGAGCCTGACAAGCTCTATCAGTTCCGCGAGGAATCCACAGAAGGATAACTTGTATAACTTGTTTACCAATGATAATATAGATATATGACAGCAAACAGTAAGACAGCCGAGAGGCAACCAGACGAGAAGATGGTGAAAGTACCTTCAAAGGTTCACCGTAGGCTCAAGATTCGGGCGGCCAAAGAAGGCAAGAGCATCGGAAAGGTAGTTGAGGAATTGGAAGCAGCGGCGAAAACTAATAAGTAACTTCACAATAATATGGGAAAAGTACAAGTATACGGGTGCGATAATTGTCACAGGGTGTTGTTTGGTCAGGACCGAGGCTCATACAAGAGCGAGAACTACGTCCAGATAAAAGGCCAGATAACCCTTCAGCTCAAAGACGAGGATACGCAGCGACGCTATTACGTCCACATCACCCCTCGAGCTGATTCTGAGATGACATTCTGCTGGGAGAGTGACCGCTCTAAGCAGTGTCTGATGGAGGCAATTGAGACCGAACTTGAGCTTTACCATAACCGTCGCAAGGCCCACCTCATGGCAGAGGTGAGCTACCACGGAGGTGTGCAGAACATGCCAGCACGCGCGTACCCCAACGGTACCGTGCGTGTTCAAGAGGCACCACGTTACCAAGCGCCAGCACCGGCACCTCGTCCTCAGTCAACTAATGGAAGCTAGGGTATGAAGCAAACACACTGTGAGACTCACGGACTAGAGCTAGAGCGCATGAAAATAAGTGATGCAATAAAACGCTCGTGGTTCTTCAAGCTGTGCTTTTGGTTCAGTTCCAGGGCAACACGCTTTGACCGATGGGGAGACGAAAGGATTGTTCTTGTGTGTCCACGCAATGACTTTCTAGTTGAAGAGTAGTATGACCCAAACCCCCAACAACACCAACGAGAAGTGCTGTGAGAAACCAAAGCAGTCAACCAATGTACTTGGTGACTATAGCGGTGAGTGCATGAATTGTGGAGGCGCGTACAAAGACACCGCCACTACGGAGGAGTGGGAGGAGTTTGATAAAGAGTTTCCTCACAAGTACGAAAACGACGTAATCACCATAGCTCAAGCACGATGGGGATTCGCTAACCTCATCACCCAGGAACGCGAGAAGGCGAGGCAGGAAGTAGCACTCATGGTGTCTCAAGCAGGGATGAACAAGATACCTCTTCGCTCCGATTCTGAGACGTTCACCGGCACGTACTGGATAAGCGCCAATATGCTGTACTTCTACCTCACTGGAAGGCATCTCAACGCTGACTTTGAGAACGGCGTCATTCCGAGGAATCCGCATATAGACGAGTTGAACGAGGAGAGCACCCCAGAGCGTAAGGGAGAGGGAGACATTACCAATAACGAGTAGGGGTATGACGAGAGATATCTACTGCGTTGGGTGCAACACTACCGTCTCTGCACGACTGACAAACGGCAAGGAACGATACCCGCACAGGCCAGACCTCTATGACATTCCGTTTTGGAGGTGCGATGGATGCGGCAATTATGTCGGGTGCCACTGGAAGACAAGCAAGCCTACACGGCCGCTAGGGTGTATCGCCACTCCAGAACTTCTAAAGGCACGCAAGGCAATACACGCGCTCCTAGACCCATTGTGGGAATCAGGACGGATGCCACGCGGGAAGGCATACGCTCGTATCAGTCGTGAGCTCGGGCATGAGTACCACACAGGTGAACTACGGTCGCTTGAAGAAGCACGAGATGTGTATAGAATTGTCGCACGCATGCACAACGAGTTGCTGCGATAGATATTGGGATGTCGTCTAATGGTAGGACAAGCGGTTCTGGACCGCTGAATCGGGGTCCGAATCCCTGCGTCCCAGCAGATGTGGATAACGTAAAAAGTGCGATGGTATACTAAAAAAAGCGCGGGTGAGGGATGGTAACTCGCCTGGCTCATAACCAGGAGATAACCGGTTCGATTCCGGTCTGCGCAACGGGCCTGACTGGCTTTGACCTCACTAGAACCTTACAGCCTGCATAGCTACTGAGGCGACATACAGATGGTCGCACAAACAAACGCAAAGAGCATCGTCTCTCCGTTCTTCGCGACAGTTGGTTCCCTCGGAACCCCTGCTTTCGCGCGAGCCTAACGGCGTGGCCTGGGACAGATACTGCTGGTATCCCAGACTGCGGCATCACTAGCAGTTGGTGGAGGTGTACCCGCCCGCCTTCATCGTCAAACGATGGGCAGGGCAGCTTGCTCGGCAAGCAACACGAGCTGACGCGGTACGTCAGATATGCTATGTAGAGTGGTTGTAGGGCTGGTGTTGGGACGGGGGTTCGATTCCCCCCAGGTCCACAAGAATACAAGTACTGTCTCGTTAGGGGGAGTAATTCTCCCCTGGAGTGTGGAAACACTGCGCCTAGGGAACTGAATCGTTGGTATCTTCCATCACGGACGCGTGGTGTATAGGCTCCGCCAAGCGATTCAGTCTCCCTAACGGGATAGTTACTTTCGTAATATAGCCATGTAGCTCAGCGGTAGAGCGCCCGGTTGTTACCCGGAGGGTCGCAGGTCCGAATCCTGCCGTGGCTGCCAAACCTCGCGTACTGGGTACGGCTTGGTCTCCAAAACCGAGCTTGCTAGGTTCAATTCCTAGGCGGGGTGCCGTGGCTCACACATACAACGAATGTGAGAAGGGGCACTTCGTAACTGGAAGGTACGTGCAGATGTGGATATGCGAGCACACCGACGAGGAGCTTCTGGCTCTGGGTTTTTACCGTGGAGAATCACACGCGACAAACAAGGAGTTACACTAAAATAGGAATAGCAAGGGAGGACTGCATGCGCTTGTTCCACTGCACTACCTGCGGCAAGGACACCCTGAAAGGGGTCTGCTACCACGGCCCGCGTTTCCGGCAACTCAACCTGCCGTTCCCGCGTCCGCAGGTCGCGCCTCGCAAAATCTGAAAGGAGGTGGTCGTATCTCATGCCGTCACCCAGATGACGCATGGTGGTTATCCACAACTTATCCACAGGTCCCTATTTGGGGCCTGTACTTTCCCCCTATACTGATAGTGGCCTCTCCAGGTACCCAGCCATACGCTGTCAGCTCAACATACAGCAAAAGGATTTTCTTCATCCCCCAACCCCCAGTGGTACCAAGCAAAACACCCCGGACATAGCGCCGGGGTGTTGCCATTTCACGTGGAACGCTTATGCGTCGCGGTACGTCTCGCGTGCGTCGAGCACCTGTGGGGTCTTCACCTTGAAGAAGTCGAGCTTCGAGAGAAGAACCTCGTACATGGTCACTGCGAGTGAGAAGAGACCAAGGGCCGATACGACGAGGCTGCCAATTTCAGGCACGAAGCGGCCGTAGAGCCAGAACCATGCGCCGATAAGGGCGAGCACGAAACACACCACCTGCACGCCAAGCGGACCAAACTGTGGGTATACCCAGCGCTTGAGGAGCGAGGTAAGCACGTTGATAGCGAACGCGACGGCCACTGCCGACAATGTGAGTTCAGTAATCATGTGGTTACGTTAGCGAGTTGATAGACTGCGGCCCCCAGCTCTCACCCTTTAGCTCGAGGAGCTCAGGGATAGTGCTCTTGAACTTCTGCCACCGTGAGAGCTGGTACCACAGTACTGCTTTTGCAGTAAGTGGACCATAGAAGCCTGTGACGTGCTGTGCTGCGAGTTTTCCGTCATCAAAGAGGAACCGCTGAAGCGCGAGCACGGCCTCTCCCCGGTCATTGAGCTTGCATGCCACGTCCGGGATACGGTCAACGACAGGCGGCTCTACCGGGACAGGCGGCTGCTTAGATTCTGCACGGCCCGCGTAGTAACAACGCTTGAGCAAGAAGTCGAGCGGCATGTAGCGTAGGTGGCGGTTACCGAACGCAGCACTGTCATGGACGGTTAGATACTTGATACCGTCCTCGGTGAAGTCTCCCTTAGGCACGAGAGTGATGCAGTGGCGCACGTACGCATCATGGATGTTGAGGTTCGGCTCTATGAGGCGCACGTACTCGCGAGACCACTCGGACTTGGTCGCGTAGAAGAAAACAGGGATAGCCTTACCCGCAGCAACGTACTCGGGGATACGGTTGTAATCCGTGATGTTGTAATAGTTGAAACGGTCCTTGAGCACCGGGTCACCAAGCACGAGAGGCATAGCTGCTGCCTGGGCCTCGGTCATGCGTTCCTTGGTCGGAGCATCTGCAAGCGGAGATACGCCGCCACGAATCTTGTCCCACATATCCACGGCGATACTGCCCTCTCCAGGGTAGTTGCTGCGCTTACGGTATGCGCGGAGCTGGGACTTGAGCTCGTCCTTGGTAATGATTCCCTCGTACTCGAGCGCAGTCAGGAAACCGTGCGGCACACATGAGCCTACATACCACTGGTTGAAGACCGTGGCAGTGAGTTTGGTAATACGCTTGTTCTTGAAGGGTACGACTTCCCCTGCGCCTGCTGGCGGCATTACTTCCTCGTCCTTGTAATCGTTCTTACGTGCCTCTTCTGGTCGGTTGTCGGGCAAGGCAGACCCGGGAGCGATAAGGTCTTCGTCTATCATGGGGTAATTGTACTACGGTATCCACAGTCCAGGATTTCCAACATCTTGACTTATGTGCATAATTACAGCATGGATAGCCTCACTAATGGACGCACTCACCCTCGACCCCGTCATGGGGACAAAGCTGTGTTCGTTTACGAGAAGGACGAGCAGGAGTATGAAGGCCAAATCTTCATCGACAACATGAATCGCGTGCTGTTCGGGTTCAACTCTCCTAAGGTCGGTATAAAAAACGAGCTTGAGTGGATACCGTACCGCCGCACCGTCGTCATGGGTGAAGCCGGTCTCATAAAAACTCCGGTACTATGGTTCGATGCCCGAGACTTTTATCTCAAGGAGCGCAACGGTGTGAAAATCTACTACCCAGGCGATGAGTACTTCTCGGAAGAGTTCAACCGGGTCTTCGTGGTAGCAGAGACGATAGGAGATGCGATGGTGTGCTGCGCCAATGGCATGTGCCTCACCATCCTCCAACCATCCTTGAAGCCCTAAGCGGTGTATCCGCGCTGAGCAAGAGGGATATATCCGCCGCCGCCACGTGCGGTTGCGATAGCTGGGCGCACCTGTGAGCCCGCGCCACCCTGACCTGCCATGCCGATTTTGAATAGCTCCTGGTACTCATTGTTGCTGGTACCAGTATCGTCTTGAGGCGAGCCACCGGCCTTAGCAAGCGGCCTACCGGTAAACCAGACCGAGGCGACGTCTTCTGGGGTGCCGTACTGCTGCAACAGCTCGCTCATGCGGGCACGGGCCAGTTTCTCCTGCGCTTCTGGGTTTGCAATAAACTGCTCCGGGGTCATCTCGACACCCAGATACTGCTTGGTCCAGGGTCCTACGTTCTTCCCCATGACCTGGTATTTGCCGAGCGCGCGGTCTCCGGCGTACATGCCCTTGCTGACCACGACCCCTTTCTTTGAATATGCGTCAGGAGCGCCTCGTGTCTCCACATAAGCGATTCCCTTCATTACGTCCTCTACAGAGCCGCTAAGGCCCATTTTGGAGCTCTGAGGGCCTGCCTGGATGCCTCGCTGGGCGAGAGAGCGGTATGCCATAGGGTAATTATAGTGCCAAACGAGAAAACCGCCGTTTAGGCGGTCTTCTTCTTACCCTGGCGGGCGAGCATCTGCTCGAGGGTCTCGCTCTTCGCAGAAATCTCGCGGTTTGCCTTGAGCATGTCGGTCATCACCTTAGCTACAGCAGGCTTGAGCGGACGTCCCTGCCCGTCGTGCGTTATCTTCTGTGTCTGAGTGATTTCCTTTGCCATATAGCAATACTATACCCTACTATTGCGCTTTCTGCAAGTCGTCGAACTCGGTGTGCGGTAGGCCACGAAGAAGCTCGTCGTACTGCTCCTTTGTGAAGGCACCGTCTCGAGCAAGCCGTTCAGTCTCCTGAATGAGCTTGTTCTCAATGTCGACCGGGATAGAAAGCTCCTTGAGCTCATCCATAGAGATGGGCGTATCTATCTCACCTGGCATCTTCTTGAAGCCCACGTACGGGATACCCTCGCTCGCCAGGCGACGTACGACGTCAAGGGCTCCTGTCGTATTCTCAATGAATGTCTTGAGCGGAACAACGCGGCCAAAGTCTGGGTGCTCAGGGTCGAGCATGCGCTTGATGACACCGTTGACCCAGGCATCGCGTGGCTCACGGAAGACGTACGGAATCGTCACATTGAGACCCGCATCCTCTACCTGCTTTATCTGCTTGCGTGCTGAATCGTACTTAGAGAGGTTGCCGTCGACGACCATGGCCGCCTTGCGCATCTCCTCCTCAAGCACCTTGGTCGCTGTAGACTTGCCCGCGCCTGAGCCACCAGCCATGAAGTACACATGCTGACCCGGCTCTGATTTGCTCAGAAGCTCGTTGAACGCACGTGTAGCAATAGCCTTAGACGCGCTGTGGACCGCAGCAGAGTTGCTGCCACGATAGCCAACGTCAGTGAAGTACTTGCGGGCCTCGTCGGTGTTCACGACGTTGCCGTTATCAGCCAGGTACGTCTCCACCATCCCTTCCGGGTCGGCTTCGTACTTAGCAATAGAGCGCTCCTGGACCTCTGCGGCTTCTCCAGAGAGTGAGGGGTCTCGCGAGAGTGCTGTTTGAGGGACAGCTCCCGAGCTAAAACCCTCGGGCTCTATTACTTCTTCTTGGATGACGGCTGCTCCGCCTTCTGGTCCTTCAGGACGCCCTTCTCCCGGAGCTGCGTTAGCATCTCCTTCTTGAGCTGTTCCCGAGTTTTCCCCTCGGCGGGTATAAGAGCCACTAGACTTTTCATAATCATTTAGATAATGCGTCTCGAACGCTGATAAGTCAAATACCGCAAGCTGGTCAGCCTCCTCCGCCAAGCGCATAGCTTCGTTGAAGTCCTTGGCGACGATGGAGACGTCCATGTACACCTTGCCATCGTCTACCCACGAACCGAAGTGCGCTCCAGGCATCGCAAGGACCTCGTCGAACTCCTGCATGTAGGAATCTATGTCCTTGTCAGAGAATCGGTCAGCCGGGATGATGCGCTCAGTATCCTTGCGGGGCGCGAACGCAAAACCATCCTCAGGAATGTCCCCCTTCTTCGTAATGGTGATGCCACCGTTTGCCTTGGTCATCTGCGCAGCCGTCTTAGCAACACCAGACGGACCGGCCGTAGCCACCACTCCAGGACCGGTGTACTCGATGCGAGCTCCAGCCGGTGCTACCTGGATAGGAAGACCATTGTTGAGTGGTGAGATGCTTGGGTCACCCGCAGGCAAGCGGAGCTGCATGTCGCGCTCAAGGCCCTTATCCTCGAGCCACTTCACTGCGCGGTCGTATGCAACTGGGTTGCTCTCCTGCATGCCCTTCAAGATGAGGCGCTTCACCGGACCAGCAACTGAGTTGGAGATAAGGATGTTAGCGACCATGTCACCGCCTGCCATACCGAGGATAGAGCCGAGCGTGCCGCCTGGCGCGCCAAGGATACCGCCGCTGATGCGGGCCATGTAGCGACCGAGGCGTCCGCCCTTCACCGTTTGACCATCGAGGCTCTGAAGCGTTCGAGCTGCCTCAAGGCGGTCACCGATGACGCGGTTGAGCTGTGCAACGTCCTCGAAGCCAGCGCCACGTGCTGCGTCCTCGATGTACTGCTGGAAGGACTTACCGATGAGGTAGTTGCCATCGCCACGGAACGGACGAGTGCTATCAAACTTCGTCTGGCCCCAACGTGCGCTCTTGATGTCGTCGGCGGTCGTAAGGACCACAGTGTCACCGTACTGCTCACGAAGGTTTGCGAACTCCTGCTCGATTTCTTTGACGAGGTCCTTTGCTGTACCCGCGTTCACGTTGTCAGAGTTCTGGGCCATCTTCTTAGCCATCTCCTCGATGACATAGAGGTCTGCCGGGTCAGTGGACTGCTGGACCTCGCGGAGTGCGCGGCGGTTAGCCTCACGAAGCGGTGCGATTTTACGACGCAGGACTTCAGCCTGGTCCGTCGTGCGGAAACGAGAACCCTCCTGATTAGGGATGATGCCCTGCTCAGCAAGGATGCGCTGCGGTGGCTGACCCTCAGTACCGGCCTTGTTCTTGTTGCGCGCTGCGCTCTGTGAGCGGTCGAACTTCTTGTTCTTAGATACGGTACCGGTGAGGATTTCCTCGTACGTCGCCTCAAGCTCATCGACTGCCTTGCTCTGGAGCTCTTCACGCTTCTTAGCGGCAAGCTCGCGTGCGGCGCGGGTAGCATCATCAACAGCACCAGTGACGGTCTCTGTTGCGACACGAGTTCCTGCACGAGCAGCACCGACTGCCTCATCAGCAACCGTACGGCTAAGAGCACCCACGCGTGTAGCACCGAGGGTTCCTGTAGCACCTTCTCCCACACCAGCGGTAGCAACGGTGAAGGCATCGACGAGGTTACGTGCGGCATCTGGGTTTGCCTTTGCCCACTCACGGACAGGCTCAGAAGCCCACTCGAGTGTGTCGAGGGTCTCTCCTACTGGCTTGCTCGTCGCAGCCTTCTGTACGTTCGGGTCATCAGATGCGGTCTCAATGGTCTCCTGGATGACTGCGGTAAGCGGAGCGAAGAGGCCACGTACACCTGCGGACGCGACACCAAGGCCGGATTCAAGAAGGGCACCGGTCTTATCTACCTGGCCTTCAACAGACGTGCCATCACCCTCTGCAAAGCGCTCTGCACCGCGAGCGACTGCTTCTCGTCCCTGCTCAAACGCACCGAGCCATTCGCCCTGGACCTTGGCACCAACACGCTCAGACACGCGTTTATACGCGTCACCAATAGCCTTGGTAACAGGGTTATCTGGCTGGGGCGGTAGCTTCTGGCGCTCCTCTTCAGAAAGGTATGCGTCAAGACCGACAATGTTCGTGGCATCGTCTGGGTAGCGAGCTATCATGCGCTTCAACAGCGCACGGTCGTTCATGTCGCGGATGAGCTGGCCGTCACGCGTGGTCTGCGTGCCGAACTTCTCTTTGACCTGGAGGATGTAGTCTTCGGGTGTCATGGTTTAGATGTCGAGGCCGCCGCCATTCTTAGGAGTAAAGATGCCAGAGCTCGTATCGTTAGAATACAACTGAAGGCGCTCCTCTGGGATAAGGAACTGGCGATACGATGCAGGCGGCAACGAGACGCTCTCACGAGTTGAGTTCGCCTGGGTCATGATGCGATTCTGGAAGGCGTTGATTTTCTCTCCGAAGTTCGCCTTGCTATCCGTGAGGTCTGCGATGAGAGGCTCGAGGAACTTCGCCTCAGCTTCAGTCACTGCGGCACCGGAGATGTCGTTACGGAAGTCTGCGGTGAGGTCAGCGATAGCGGCCTGAAGGGCGATAGCGTCCTTGCTCTTGAATCGCTTGAGGACCTTCTGGTATGAACCCTCGATAGGACCGACAAAGCCTGCGTCGGCAAGAAGCGTGCGCACACGGTCGATTTTAGCGAGGTACGTCTTCGCGGTGTTCGTGCCCATGTAGCCGTCTGGGTCGAGCTTCTTCGCGTTCTTCATCGCCTGGTTCTCCACAGCAGTCATAGAGCCCATGTAGTTACCGGTAGAGAGGAGCTGGGACACTTTGCCCATGAGCTGGCTCTGCTGGTCGTTGGTGTCAGTGTTCGCGACGATAAGGTCACGGAACGCTCCGTTGTATGCAGAGTTCACGCCGACCGAGAAGCCGGAGAGCTCATCAAGAATCTCCTGCTCTGAAAGGCCAGCACCACGGAAGGTAGAGATGGCACCGTTGATACGCTCAGCGTCGCTCTCAGAGAGAGGACCCTTGTTCAAAATGGTCTGGAGCTTGTTGAAGAGACGGGTACGAATCATCTGCTCCTTGATAGGGTCGCCATCTGCACCAACACCTGGAGTGACGGACTGCGTAGGGTCGACACCAAGGGCCTTCTTGACCGCTGCCGCCTGCTCTGGAGAGAGGCCGCTGTCAGGTCCAAGAATCGTCTCAATAGGAAGACCCGAGTTGAGGTCCTGCTGAATTGCAGAAAGCTCAGTCATGGTGAGGTTTGCGCCAAGGAGTGCGGCGGTTGTCTTCTCATCGAATGAGAACGCACCTGCGACACCGAGCTCGGGCATCTTGAGGAAACCGAGGGTCTCGGACACCTCCTTCAATGTGAAGTCACCAACACGGTTACCCTCGTCGTCATAGTTGAGGAAGTCGAGAATCTGAGCAGGGTTTGTGATGCCCTCTGCAACAAGACCAGCGATGGCGTTGTCACGTGTAGACTTCTCTTCCTGCTCGACAATGGCGTCCTGAATCTTTTTGAACTCGTCGTACTGCTCCGTGATGACAGAGACGCGCTCCTCCTCGATTTTATCGAGCTCGTCCATGTGCTTGGCAAGCGCATCGTAGTCGTTCTTGTCGCGAGCAAGGCGTGCTTTTGCTACCTCTGCGTTCTCACGCTGTGCGAGGTCTTCAAGACGAGAGAGGGTGTACTGCTCTGCGTTGTAGATAGAACCGGCGGTAATCTGCGGCGTGTACCGGAACGCATCACTTGCGTATCCCGCCTGATTCATCTGTCCCAAGTAAGACTTGTTCGATGCCTCCATCTGCTGGCGAAGACCTGAGTAGGTGTTCGCGATGTCATCAAGGGTAGCGTTGTATGTGGCGTCGTTGAGACGCTTTTGCTTATCGTAAAGAGACTTGCGACGCTTCTCTTCTTTATCAAGACGCTCGAGCTCGAGCTGGCCTCCGTAATCAACGTCAAAACCCTCCGGTGCTGCCGGGGCGTTTGGGTCGAGACCTTCCTTACGCATGCGCATCTTGGACCAGGCCATGTCCTTCTTCTGCTCCTCATCCTCGTCGCTGCCAGGAACAGGGGGCGTCATCGCACGCTGGAGCATGAGCTCCTCTAGGCGCTGCGCGTTGGTCTTGAATGTAGCGCGGTCAGAAGAGGTGGTCTGCACAACAGGTACGGGCGGAGTGGTCACCGGACCACCTGCACCACGAAGCCCCTCTATACGGGCGTTGTACGCGTCCACGCTCTCGCCAGGCTTGAGCTGGTAGTCCTTCATCGCCACACCAGAAGAGCCCTTGCTTCCTGCGGTTGTTGAGCGGCGCGCGAGAATCTGAGACGTGGGGACGGTTCCGTAATCCTGTGCGTCCTTTCCAGTAAGGGTGGTGCCATCACGAAGAGTAACCGTCTTTCCAGACGATTTGCTCGAAGAAGACGACGAGCTTGAACTCGTCCCGTACTTCCTGTGTAGGTCAGAACCAATTTTGACGTTGAGCGTGTTTCCGCTCTTGGTCTTGACCCGCACTTTTCCGGTTGATTTCTTAGCCATGTTTTAGAAGTAGAAGTGCTTGACCACCACAAGACCGTTTGCACCCGCTCCTCCGTAGAAGGTACCGGAGCTGCTATCATTCTCACCACCACCACCACCAGAGCCGTAACCAAGAGCATCTCCACCTGAGCCACTATTTCCAAGCCCGCCAGTTCCATACGGGGAACTTGCACCGTTACCACCAACGGTCGGACCTGTTGAGCTTGATACAGGGCTGATACCGTAATCTCCCTGGATGTTGAAATCACCACCTGTAGCGGTACCGCCAGTCTGACTGGACGCACCGTTTGCAGTAAGGATAGAACCAAAGGTTGTCGCGGATGGCTGGTACCTACTGTTGCCTGAAGAGGTGGTATCACCCCAGTAACCGCCGATACCAATTTTGACAGTCTCGGTTGCAGCAAGAGAAGCTGCGGCGATGAGCTTGCGGGCGTAACCTCCGGCACCACCTCCGGCACCTGCACTGTCTCCGCCTGCTTCCTGACCCGCTGCGCCTCCACCCAGTACTTCGACTTCTACGTACTTGAGACCTGCTGGCTTGGTCCAGGTCTGGCTCTGGTAGACCGTAATCTGGTTCGCACCTCCAAGCTGTACGTTGCTTTGGCTGCTGCCAGAAGCGTTCGTAACCTCGAAGTAGTTAGACCCTGAGCCTGTGATGGCAAAGATGCCCTGGTTGCCCGAGAAGAAGGAAGAGACGTCCTTTATGCGTACCTGTGCACCTATAGGGAAGGTGGTTGAGTTGATGTTAGGGTCAGTGCCCGTTCCATCCCACGTGTAACGCCATGTCGTGCCCGTTGGGTTGGTGATGTCGAACTGTGTACCCGACACACCATGGCTCGTGCCACTTGCCGTGAACGTCTGGATGGTTGGAATCTTGAAAATCGTAGTCGACGCGATGGTCGCTGCGGTGAGGAACTTGTTTGAGCTAGATGGAGTGCCGTAATCTCCACCACCGGCAAGCGCAGCAGACTGGTCCGCAGTGAGCGTGCGGGCCATGTATGGGTCAAAGATGACGGTCGTAGCTGAGACCGCAACACCGACCTGCACTGAGATGGTGCCAGGTGTGTTTGTGATGGTTCCGGTATCAGAGATGTAAACCGGGCCTACCGAGAGGCCGCTGAAGTTAGCGGACTGACCCTGGATGAGCACACCACCAGGAATGGCGATACCATCGCTTGCGGTGCCCTGTGCGATACCGAGCTTGGTACCCGATACCTCAGCAGACACGTTTGCATGCGCAACAGCCCAACCGCTGTTAGCGGTATCCCAGAAAAGTACTGCGTTCTCTGTCACCGCTCCCTGTGCGTCACCATCGACAATGAGGGAGCCGATGAGGAAGGAACCGAGCGCGGCATCGAGGATGTCCTGCTTGGTAGCAACGGCCGTCACGTCAGCGGAAGTGCCGGTGATGAGCGGGCGCACCGCGAAAGTCCACGTGTCGTTGATGGTTGCCGTCTCCTCGGTAGATGGGTACTCAGACCAGCGCTTAGCGGTGTCCGTAAGGATGATTTCAACGCCAGAAGCGTGCGCGATGGTACCCGTCTGGCCTCCGTACGGTGGCTGCGGGTTGATGTTACGCGTAACGCCAGTGACCGTGATGTAGCCACCTCCATTGTCCGTAATGCCTGTCCAAGAGACGATTTCCTGGTTTGTCGTGGAGCGCGGCTCAATAGTCGCGTGCATCACGTCGCCTATCATGGACGTTATGTAGTTTCCTCGAGTGTCCTTTAGGCCGCGAATACTAAAGGACGTCTGTGTCGCGTCAATGGGAGCCCCGAGATAGGCTGGGAGTGCCTGGATGGCTTTGGACATATAACTAAGTATATAGGGTTTATGTCTTTATGAGATTTGAGATAACGGTGTCCGCAATAACCATGTTCTCACCGTGAGAGAGAATCTGGAGGAAGGCACCCGGGGTGTCGCACGTGATACTGAAGCGCATCTCGAAGAACTCCGTGCCAAGCGCAGGGAGTGCGATAACACCACGGTATTTTGATACGGCACCGAGCTCATCGTCATAGTCGACGTCTGCGTAAAAGCCGCCCGTTGGCGTTGAACCGGTCGGATTCACACCCGTACCACCGAAGGAAGCGGGCGGTTCGGTGTACGGAAGGCCGTCATTAGCTCCGAATGTTGCGGACTGGCTCGAAACTGCGCCGTTATAGCCCAAGTCTACGGTCGCGATGACGTCCTCAGTGGCCTGATTCATGCGCAACTCGACGAAGTACTTATCCGCAGTCTTGTACTCCGCGCGGGTATCACCGTTGCGGTAGTTGAAAACAGCAGCGAAGTTGATAGGTGCGCCGTCATCAAGAAGCGTCCTGAACATGGTGTAGCTTGTCGATTCTACGGCGGAGTGAATCGTGAGCTCGTTCTCAACGACCGAGAGGCAGGAGCCAGCGACAAGCTGAGGCGGCTGCCAAAGCTCGCGCTCCATGTCGTACATAAGGAGCATGCCTTCTGCTGGGAGCAGGAAGAAGGCGACGTCCTGGTGGTAGATGCTATCCACGTTCGTGGCGTCAAGACGGAAGAGCATCTGGCTAATAGGGTCTGAGAGCGGCACGCCCTGCTGGGTAGTGATTTGTGCGACACGAGCAAGGTAGTCGATGGATGGCTGCGTCGAGTAGTACACGAGGCCGTTCTTGGTGTTCGTAACGGCGCGGTGGTTGTTTGCAGCCTGACCGGTCGAGTTCTTGATTTTCTCAACCTTCAGCTCCTCACCAGGTGTGTCACCTGAGGTGGTGGATTCGAGCGTAATCTTGTAGATGTCCTTGATGCCCGCAGTAACGTGGATGGCACCTTCATCGGACACGTCGATAGACTTCACGCGGTTGTCGAGCGTGACCGTACCACCATCACCTGCAACGCGCACAGGCGTGGTGTACGCAAAGCTCTTGAAGTTATCCTGCTTGGAGAAGAAGACCTCACGACGCTGTGTAGAACCAAGCAATACCTGGTTTTTAGAGACGTCGAGGATGTCGTACTCAGCAACGCTCGGAATGTCACCGCCGGTAGGGCCATACGGGATAATCGGCGTCGTGATGATGTCTCCTGGCGTAATAGCAGGCAGGTTCGGCGTGATTCCTGTGAGAGTAGGCGAGTTTATGCCGCCCGTAGCGGTGTAAACCGTAGACCCGCCGTTGATGGTGAACTGGATGCTTTGCGTTGAGAAACGCTCGTTGTTCCACGTGGCACGTCCGTCAACAGCGATGTACATGCCTGAAGAAGCGGCACCCGGAACGGTACCGGCCTGGAGACTTGCAGAGCCGTCGTCCGTAAAGGACAAACCGCCAAGAGACGCTATCAAGGACGGTGTCGTATAGACGCCTGAGGTGGTTGACCTATAGACGTTGTACTTCACTGCGCCAGCAACCTGGGTCCACTGCACCTCCATCGTGCGTCGGGAGGTCGTTGTGGCTGCGCTCACCTCAGTTGAAGCAAGGGTCTCGCCCCCGAAAGCATCGACCGCTGACACGCGGTAGTAGTACGTGGTACTTGCTGTGAGAGAGCCATCGTCCGCGTTGGATACGGTAGCAGTAGGAGCTGCAACGGTACCGGTATTGGTCTCGTTGATGAGCGTATCGCTTGGAATGACCGTAAGTACGGTTGTGGTGACTGACTGGAGCGTATAGGTGCCCACGTTGGTGGAACCGCCGCCTGCGATGACGATAGTGTCACCGACCTCAAAGCCAGCCGCAACGAAATCTGCCCAGGAAGCCGTGATGGTCTTGGCAGTCGCGTCAAATACGGCTGTGTTTACGCCGGTTGTGGGGCCGACAATGAACTTCTTGGTGAGAGTGGTCGCCGTACCCGAAAGGGCCTCAGTGATACCGCCGTTCCAGGAGAACATTTGGTTCGTGCCGTTGACGAAGATGTACTTATCCTTCACCTCGGTCTTATCCCACCATGGAGCACCATCAAAGCGCACAAGCGCACCGAAGCCGCTCTTTATCGTAATCCAGTCGTCGTCGTAATAGCACTGGAACTCATCGTGACGAGAACGCATAGCGCGCTCAACTCCCGTGTTGGTCTGCCATGTGTCAGCCCAGCGAATAGCCGCAGTGCCGCTACCGCCTGCGGTTCCTTTTGGGGTCATGCCCTTACGGCTCTGTACGGTACCGTCACGTGCAAGAAGCATGTTCTGGGTACCACGGCAAAGCCACGTCTCGTTGACGAGGTCGGGAGCTACTTTCTCCTGGTAGCCCCTTGGCTGGGTTTGGATGTGGAAGGGGTATTCAGAAGCCATGGATTAGTACATGCCGGGGAAGAAGTACGTACCCGAGCGACCGCTCGCGTAGTTATCTGCCTTGAGCAACCGGCGGGAAGGGAACTCTGCTGCGAACTGGTCATAGAGCGCATCAAGACGCGTACCGCCGTATGTGCCAAGTGCTGCTGCGGCTCCAGCGGGGCGCACGTCGACGTTTGCGATTTCCGAGAACTGACGCAGGAAGAGTATGTATTCCCTCGGCGTCATGACCAAGTAATCAGTGTCCGCAGTCGGGATGTTGATACGGTGACCGGCGTTGTCGAGGAAGAGGCTCGTGCTGTAGTACTCCAGGTTGATGAACTCATCACCCATACCAAGCACGCTATCGAGGCGGAATGTGTACTCGCTCGTAAGGGTATCCAGAATCTCGAGCTTTACGTAGATGATGTTTGCGAGGTCTGGCGAGCCCGCAGAGCTGGCACTTGAGAGGTCCATCGAGAGTAGGTTGAAGCCTGCGGAGATGTCCTGGTAGAAGTACGTGGTCGAGATGTCCTGGTAGTAGTAGTCAGCAGTCGAAGAGCCTATGGTGAGGCGTACACTGTCAACGGCAATTGGAGAATCAAGCCAGATGAGGATGTTATCCGCATCAGACACGTCCACAGCGGTCATTGAAAGGTTCTGCACACCGTTTGAAGAGCCCGCCTGTGCGTCAAAGGCAACAGAGCCGTAACCCTCCATGAACGTCTGCGTGTCGATGCGTACGTTATCGGTCTGACCAACAGCGGACCACGTGCCGTTATCCTGGTCGTCGCATGAGTTGACGACTATAGGGGTTGGGAGCGTGAGCTGGGTCTGTAGGAACTGCACGCCATTCTTTATGGAAATGGTCGAGGTGTAGAGGAACTGCTCGATGTTGTACTGGTTGGTACCAATGAATGAGTTGTACTCAGTCTGCTCGCTGTAATCCTGCGGGCGAATCGCCACGAGACCGTCCAAAGAGAAGTCGTCAGGAAGCACCAACCAGTTTGAGTTGGTGTAGAGAGGCGCGATGAATGGCTCCACGCGGATGGCTGAAGGCAAATCGACACGCTGCATCATCGTCCACACCGTCTCCTGGAGGAGCGCGTAGAAGTTCGGGATGTTGGCCTGAGCGCGGCCACCGACCTTGGAGAGTAGCGAGTTACGTACCTGGGAGAGCGGTATCTGCATAGCCTTATTCTATCCCGTTGAGGGATTTTCGTGCTTTTCCATCAGGGCAGCCTCAACAGTCGCCTGCTGAGCGGCGTTCTGGTTGATTACTTTGTGCTTCACTTCAGAGACGGCACCGGTAATCTTCTGGAGGTCCTCCATGGCGTTTAGGTACTGGCCTTCGAGCTTTGTATACCGAATGGCCCACTCTGCGATGGTGTCGCGCGCCTTATCGAGTGCCTCCTGCATGCGCAAGATGTGCTCGTCTTTGGCGGCAATAACAGTGTTGAGACGGTCGATTTCCCGGATAAGCTCTTTGCGACGTTCTACGCCGTCATCGAACTCCTTACCGTGCATTTTTGACCGTTCCTCTTGCTTCTTGATGACACCGTCCCATACCTTTACACCAAAAATGGTAACGACAGAGACTGCTCCCGAGATGACTGCAATTAGGACGGCTTCATTCATGGGCTTGGACGAGTGATTTCCCGAACCTCGTCTTTTACTTGCTCACGAACACGCGAACGGCGAGCAACGCGGAGATGAATCCACACATATATGATAACGAGAAAAACAGAGTTCAGGAAAAGCCACGACCAAACAAATGCCGACGCAAACATGACAGAAACCCATACCCAGAAGAAGACCCCAGCCATCGAGACTATCTTTTTGATAGCCAAGTGCTCAGAAAAAACCACTGTCATGGAAACACAGCCCACACCCAAGAGCAGAGCTCCCCATACGGGTTCTGCCATCAACTGACCGATGTACTCGTACACGTTCGCGTTAGCAAGACGGAACGTGTTAGCAAGTGGGTTGAGGAACCAGAGACCGCTCAAGATGGAATACGTAGCGACCGCGAACTCCACGGTCGTCATATCGCATTTCCATAGCACGCTCTTTAGGTTGTGGATGATGGTTTTCATAACCTAATAGTACTCAGTCACCTGAACAACACCAGGCTGGCCGTCATTTCCGGGTGTGTCAGAGCCTCCAGAGCTACGCGTTCCTTGTGCGCCAGCACCATAACCAGTCGAGGACTGATACGTACTGCCAGAAGACCGACCACCAAAACCAAGTCCAAACGGTGCATCCCCTCCCCATCCACGTGTGTCTGAGGTATCTGCGCCACCGTCAATACCGTAACCGCCAGGCACATTTATGTCGCCGCCAGTTGCAGTACCACCTAGGACAATGGTAGAGGTTCCTCCACCAAGTCCTCCAGTCGCGCTCAGATGACTACCAAATGAGCTCGGGCCTCCGCGACCTCCAGTGGTACCGGTTCCACGTTTATCACCTGGTCCACCAGGGCCAGGTATAACGGTCTCCGTAGCTCCTAGTGCCGCTGCAAGGATGACTTTTCGCGCCCCACCTGCACCGCTACCACCTCCACCATACGAAGAACTCGATGTCGAACCGTTTGAGCCGCCGCCACCACCAACCAACACAACTTCCACGTGCTTCAAGTCCGCTGGTTTAGTCCAAGTCTGGCTGGCGTAGACACCAAGAGTGTTGGCCCCTCCAAGGAGCTGGTCGAGGTCCGACGTACCACTGGCGTTAGTCACCTCAAAATAGTTCGTGCCAGAACCAGTGATGAGGTACACGCCTTTGTTGGCTGGATTCATGAAGTAACCAGCTATATACACAGATGCCCCAACGGGGAAGTTGGTTGTGTTTATGTTCGGGTTGGTTCCGGTTCCGTCCCACGTATAGCGCCAGGTGCTGCCACCTGTGTTGGTGATGTCGATACGTGTCGTCGAATCTCCGTACCATGCTGGTGCGGGTACGGTGTACACACGCACGACCGGACCTGTGGAGGTTATGCCGAGATTAGCTCGAGCGGCGGCGGCAGTAGATGCTCCGGTACCACCGTTTGCTACGGAGACTGGAGTGCTGATGTTCTGTTTCTGAAAAGCTGAGTTTGCCATAGGTTAGTCAATTTTATATGCCCAGAACGTACAGTCCGCGTCGCCGGTGCTGTTCATCGTGGTGCCCGAGTAGCCCTGGAGCTCGACATAATCTCCAGCAGCAAACTGGTATATGGTACTGACATTCACGTGCTCAGGGTTGCCAGAGTTTCCCTGCTTCTGGGTGGCAAGGATAGTGGAACCGTTCAAGCGGATGCGAACGCCGACGACATTGTTTGTGTTACCGCGCCAACCCCCTCCAACCTGGTACTTACCAGCAGTCGTAAACGTGATGCGCGAGTTGTTGGTCGCGTTGTCGTGCATCGTATCCGTGTCGAAGTTCTCCGCTCCGAAGCTGAGCGCGTCCCACGAGGTCGTCACAGATGTGGACGCAGTCTGGTAGACACGCACTGAAGGATTCGTAACTGATGCCGCAAGCAGTTCGCCGCGCATGTTGACGAAGTAACCGGCAGTCGTAGACGAAGCGACGAAGACCGGCTTAGAGACCTGACCAGTTGTGGTTGGCTCGGTAGCAGTCATCGCTCCCGCTGAGGAAGGCGAGAGGAAGTAGACCGTGTTTGCGGTAAGGCCAGAGAGACCGCTTACATAGCCGCCAGTCGTAAGGGTGAAGGTGTTGGCATCCGCAACCGCAGAGACGATACCAACAACTTCAGCATTAGCAGCACTGTCTGCTTGTGCCTTTGTATACGTATCTGCTGCTGAGAGACGTACGAGTTCTCCAACTGCAAGACCGTGCGCAGCCTGGGTGATACTACGGGACGTCGCAGACCCACTGCCGCCGCCACTGGCTGCTGCCCATGAGGTACTACCATCAGTGTTACCAGTGAGCACGTAACCGTTGGCACCTGGGACTGCTGTTGGAAGTGTGTACGCGTTGTTGATAGTGAGCGCGCCGGTTGATGCCAGGCGAAGTCCCTCCGTGAGCGTACCCGCTCGCATGAGTTTCAACGTCCATGTCGCATCCTCAGAAGCGTTTGTGGCATCTGACCATGTGAGCTCCTGTGCGGACGCCACACGGTTGGTGCCTGAAGCGTTCTCGAGCTCAAACTCAATACCAGTACCGAAGTTCGTAGCTACCGTACTGGACGACACGTGTGAGAAACGTGCTGCGTATACTACGGTATTTGTCGCAGAACCAGACACCTCAACGTGGAAGAGACGGTCCGGCGCTGTCGTATTTACGCCGACCTCTCCCGTTGTGAGGACGCTGACGAACTTTGTCGCGAAGTTGTTGTTACCAATAGTGAACACTGCCGCGCCTGAGGGAAGGCCGACCTGGAAATCAGGTGCGCTTGGTGCGTTCGTCGAGAAGTTGAAGTACGCCGTGTTAGAGCTCGAGGAGCGGTCAAGACCAAAGTAAGCGTGCGTACCGCGCGAGTATGCAGAAGCAACGGCAGTACCGTCACCGATTTGCAATTTGTACACTGGGTTCGTTGTGCCGATACCCACGTTACCCGTTGAGGTAATGCGCATGCGCTCTGCTGCTGCGGTTGCAAGGGTCGTATCCTGCGTACTGAACACCAAGTGTGCCGGAGCGGCATCAGTAGAGTAGATAGCAGCAGCGACTGCCTTGATGCTTGCGGCCATCTGCTGCGATGTAACAGTCGTGTCGCGGGTATAGAAGCCGAGTGTACCGAGCGTATCGGCACTTGCGATGGATGTGTCACTCGAGCTGATGGCGATGTTGCCACCAGTTGAGCTCATGGCGTCTATCGAAGCGAGAGGCGCGCTGAGACCACCGAAGCCTACGTTTGCTGAGAAGTAGCTAACGGCTGTCGAGTTGTTGTAGAGCGAGTAGTTTGTGGTCGTTCCAGCACCGGCAGTACCTCCTACGCCTGAGATGTGGAGCGCGTAGTTGGTGGTAGTCCCGTCTCCTGAGCCCGTAGGCACGTTCACCGCAAGACCATAGTTGGTTATGGTGCCTCCCAAACCAGGCGCGGCCGTAGCTGAGACGATGCGCTGGCCGTAGTTGATGATGGTACCTGAGGTAATGCCGGTACCATTGGTGCCACCGACAAGGTAGGTACCGTAGTAGTTGGTCATCGGGAGCGTTCCTGCGATGGTAGGACCATCTATACGGAGAGCGTATCCGGTTGCTACTTGGCCGGTATAACTCGCTCCTGTCTCAATGGACAAACGCTGTCCAAAGAATGAGGTAACAGGGGTTGAGCCTGCCGTAAGAGAAGGGTTCACGTACTGACCGTAGAGGTTTCCGAGCGATGCACCTGTCGGACCAAAGTTCATCGCGTTCTGTATGCCGTACTGCGATGAGGTCACCGACGAGTTGAGCGTCACACCAAGAAGCACTGAACTACCATTTGCAGTTGTGTACGTACCCGACACTGCGAACCTCGCGATGCCCGACGTAGTCGAACCCACGACCACCTCCTGGCTGGCAGTGATGTGCATGGCCTGAGTACCTCCCGGACGGAAAGAGAACGTGGAAGCATCAAATACCAGGGCTGCGTATGCACTTGTGTTTCGGTTGTAGGACTGTACGAGGAGTGATGAAGTCGGCACCACTTCCAGACCAGCGTTACCGGTCTGCTGGCCTCCCACGACGAACATATTGACCGGAGCTGATGTGCCCACGCCAACGTGACCGCCTGAAGGGTTGAGGAGAATGTAGCTTGAGGTCTTGGTAGCGTGGCTGGTGCCATGAATCGTGAGGTCATCGTTCGCTGCGGTACCGCCATACATGGTCTGACCACCCGGTACACCGGTTGAAAGGTTCGCCGTGATGGTGTTCGTTGCACGAGTAAGGCCCGTAGAGAACGTCAGCGGCACTTCAGCGCCCACGTCGGCAGCGTCGAGTGACACAACGCCTGTCTGTCCGTTTACCGAGGTAACGCCTCCACCCGGGGTCGTAATCTGAGTGACGTCTGCGGGAATCGTCGGGTTATCTACGACGACGACGTAGCTACCATCAGATGTGGTGGTGAACCAGTCGCCGCGCTGAGATGCCTGCACACCTGCGTTGGCAAGTGCAGCAGTGAGGTCAGCAAAGTTGCCGAGGTACTCGGTAATGGCAAGTGGAGGGAGATACGCGCTCGGAATGAGCGTAGAAGCGTCAAGAGGAGCGTATCCGTTGGCTGCACCCTTCTCAGACGTATCCTGCTTCGCGTCAAGAGCGTTCTGGAGGTCAGTCTGGTCAGAGAGTGTGCCCGTAATGAGACCCCACTCAGCAGCGCCGCTACCTGTGCCGAAGTCCTCCCAAGTACCACCCTCATCTTTGAACTGGAGAACACCCCCGTTATCGCGGAATCCGTAGCCAGAATCGCCAGAAACACCCCCAAAGCCAATGTACTGGCCTTCAGGTAGAAGAATGGGTGCGTCGATGACGGGTACGAGGGCCCCGTTTCGCAGTATCCAGAGGGTGTCCCGGCGCATAAGGGGTTAGATACCCCTGTTAGCCGGGATATTCGAGACCAGCCTCGGTGTACCGCTGCTTGAGCACGGTCTCACGCTGGTCCAGCTCACGAGAACGGTCAGTGAGGGCAAATACCTCGCTCTTGCGGGCATCACGCTCCCGAATAGCCTCATCACGCTCAGTACGAGCGTCAATGGTCTCCTGCTTGAGTGCATCAAGCTCGTTGCGACGCTCTTCGAGCTCGTTGTTAGCGCTCTCCAGCGCAGCACGTGCCTCTGCCTCGTCGGTCTGAAGGCTCGAGATGGTGGATTCAAGCGTAGATGTCTGCTTGAGGATGTCTGCATGGCGCTTTTCAGCGTCACGATTAGCCTCTTCGATGCGTGCAGCCTCTCCCTGCTTGAACGCAAGGTCCTTCTGAGCCGCTGTGCGCTCGTTGGTGAGGCGTTCGAGGTCATTCTCTATCTCTGCCTTACGTGCCGCGTAAGACGCCTCTACGGCTCGTGTATCGGCCTCAAACGATGCCTTCTCATCCTCAAAACGGGTGCGCTGCTCGTCCCGCTCACGCTGGGTCTCATCACGCTCTGCTTCGAGCTCTGCAATTTCGCTGTTTAGGTCTGCTAGGTCGCTCTCAAGGTCTGAACGCTTAGCGGTAAGCTCTGTGTTGTCACGCACAAGCTGTGCGTTGGTGGTCTCAAGAGAAGAGTTGGACGCTTCGAGCTCGCGACCATGCTCACGACGGTCATCGTTCTCTTTGTCGAGCCTCTGCGCCTCCTCTTCCTTCTGACGAGCGAGTTCAAGAGCCTCATCGCGCTTGGCGATAGCATCCTCGAGCTCCTTTTTTGGGTCCTGTGCCATACGTTTTAGTATACGAGTGAATAAAAAATCCGTGGTTTAGCGCCTACGGTACGAACGGAGTACGGCCGTTACCGGTACAGCACTGCCCACCATCTTGAAATGCACGTCACGCACCGCGTTGACGTTGATTTCATAGAGCTTGGTGGTGTTTGCGACGACCGGGATACCGTCCGTGCCCACAAGAGCATCTAAGTCGTTGAGGTCGCGCACCATGAGCGCTGTGTACGGGTTCGTTGGGCTGTTCGCGTTGTCCGGGTCAATAGGCTGTCCCTCGTTGCCAGGTATGCCGATAGAGCCGTACACATAGAGGTACTGGCTCGTTGGCGTTCCTGCGCCCGTCGTGACCATGAGAAGGATGCTCTCGTCGTTGTCGACGGTGAAGGTCTCCGAGGTTTCGGGGCCGGTGATGCCTGAGAAGATGATTTGGCTTCCTGGTGAGTTCATAGGCTGTGTACCGGAGCCCTCCGTAGAGAGCTCCAAGCACAGGCTACGACTAGGTAGCGTTGAGGGAGCCGATGACGCCGCGACCAGAGACGACAGCGATGTCGTAACCGATGCGCACGCCGTAGGTCCACACGTCAGAGTGACGGTCAACAAGGTTGTTGCCCTCAGCCGGAGTAACGAGGTTCTCAGGCTCCCACTCAGCGAGGTAACCAGACCAGTTCTCGGAAACGAGGAACCAGTAGTTCTTCTTCGCTGAATCGTATGCACCCGTCGCGGTCGTAGCAAGGTACGGAAGCGCGATGTGGGTGTAGAGCGCGTTGAACACGTTGACAACGGCTGCGTTGGCAGCAGACACCTGCGCGGTTGACTGGAGCTGGCGCGCTACTTCGTTGGTTACCGTAGGGTAGTCCGAAGTGACGAGGTAGTTCCAAGTAAAGACGCGCTTCTCACCAAAGTCCGAGTAGATGCTCGAAGCACCAAGGAGCTGTGCAGCTTCAAGGGCGGTTGCAGAGAACACAGGGTTACCTGAGACCGCGTTCGAGTAGGTTACGGAGCTGTTAGCAAGGGTGTGGGCGGAGTTGACGAGTGAAAGACCGTCACCCGTGGAAATATCCACGGTCTCGCCGTCCATGTTCACGTATGAGGTTGCGCCTGCAAACGTGAAGCGATGGGTAAGGTCGAGCTCCTGACGCTGAGTACCGAAGCCAGCGAGAGACGTAAGCTCACGGATAACTTCTGGGTACTTGTTGAACTGGCGCATCTCAAGCGTGATGTCAATTTCAAGGCCGTAGCGCTTGAGCTTGGCGAGCTTGGAGTAACCAGTACCGACACGCGCCTTCTGCACGTTCGCACCCTCTACCTTACGCTTGGCGAAGGTCTCGGTATCGAACTCGCCGTAAAGGCGCTCGGTACCGTTGTTGAGACCTACAGGGTCAAGGCGGAAGAGGCGGCGTGCGCGCGCAGGAACACGGTTGCCCGGGTCCATCCACGCAGTACGCACAAGGTTGGTGAACTCAGTCTGAGTGAGCGTCGAGAGCTGAGTTGCGACCGATGGGTTGATGTAAGCCATAGTAAGGTTACAGAGTGTCTAATAAATAAAAGAACTACGCGGAGAACACGACCGTTGGGTTGAACTCGAAGACCGCAGAAGTGCTGTCACGGAGCTCAACGAGCTTTACATGGTCGAGGGTCGACGCTGCCATATCAACCGTAGTTGAGTTGGAAAGGTCGAAGAACTCGCCCACGTTGGTCTGAGCCGGAGTACCTCCAGTCACAGACATGACGAACCGGTCACCTGCGCGCGGAGCATCGAACGCGATAGGCGTTGCAGATGCGTAATCCGAGCTATCGGTGCCCACACGCTGAGCGGACACGCCGATGAGGTTGGTTGACGCTGCGACTGCCGGAAGGGCAAAGCCGTTCGTGTCGACCGTAAGAATCTCACCGACCGCAATTGCTGTAGACGCCTTCTTGGCGGTCGAGCGAATACGGTGCTTGTCATCCTTGCGATATACAGCCATAGGAATGAAGTACTAGGTAAATAAAAGGGACACACCCTGCTTCCAGGCTTGTGTCCTTGCGCCCATAACGAAGGGCTGTCGTGTGTCCTTTCGGACGCGAAGGCGCGGTATAACCCAACCGCCGGGGAATGAGGTTGTGGCCTCGATGTAGCGCACGTGATTTTCCGGGGATATTGGTCTGAAAGGGAGAAAGGTTCAGTTTCCGCCCGAGGGCTTCACATTCCCAGTCTCCGACCCCCACAAACTGCCGACCTCGTGAGAAGTGGGCACGCTCATGGTTCGTTCTCGCCTCAATCGAAGGTACTCTCCCATGCGCTACATTGAAGTCACAACCAGTGTGGTAACGAATCCACTTACGTTACCTATAAGCGTAGCACCATATTTTTTTCGTGTGATTTTGTGTGAAAAAGGAAAAAGGCCCCATGGGTGGGGGCCTCTTCCTTATCGGTTGCCGCCTTCGCGGACAGTGCGCTGCTCTTCCTCCGGGAGCTGGTCGGTACCGGTCTTCTCGGTATCGGTCGGCTTGAAGTCTGGGTCGCGCATATCCATGTTCCCCTTTCGGTCCTCTGCCATAAGCGTACGTACGTTACGGGTAGAGTTCCATTGTGGAACGTGGAGGCTGTAGAGCTTATGAAGCTGGCTCTTCTGTTTCCTCGAGGTCCTTAGGGTCAACGACCACAAGGCCGTGCTTCTCAAGTTCCGCCATAGGCATCTGCATGACCACGTCGGATACGCCGAACTTCTGGAGCATGGCGTTTGAGATAAGGGCACCGGAGAAGTTAGCGACACGGGAGAGCGTGAAGCCGAAGGCAACCTCCATGTGCTTCTTCACGTACTCGATGTCGCCAACCATCATCCCCTCGTCCTTCATGTACTGGTAGAGGTTGTTAGCGATAGGCTCGAAGGCTCCTTTGAGGGATTCCTCGGTAAGACCAGAGCCCATGACGAAGTCGTCCGGGAGCGCTGCTACCTGGCGGCAAAACTCGCGCATGAGGCGGGTCTGGCGTAGGTCGCGGGCCTGCTGGATTTCTTCTGCCTGCTCGGGGGTAAGTTTAGCTTCCATGAATGAGGGTAGTTAGGATAGGGGCAACGATAATAAGACCGACGACGACTGCGGACACTTTGAGAGCGAACGCAAGGACGCTGAAGAACGTGTGGTAAGCCATCAAGATACGCTCCTGACGCTGGGAACTGGAGAGGACGGACATACTACTTGATGTTCACTACGTCGCTTGAGAGCTCGAACGTACGGCCATTGAACTGCACGTTGAAGGTCTGAATCTTGCCGATGACAGACGCACGCACGCGCACACCAGAGCCCTGACGCTTTACGTAGCCGCCAACCTCAGTGTAGGTAGATACCTCGACCGTCTCATCTGAAGGCGTCATATCGACGTTCTTCTCGTTGGTCTTCACTGCCTCAGTCTGCACAGGGGTTGAGAGCTTGATGAAGTTCTCGTAGATGACCTCGAGGACCTTGATTTCGCCGGTCTCTACGTTTGCAACCTCAATAAGCGCCTTGTACACAGGCTTCTTGGTATCCGGGTCAACGCCGTCCTGGTAGACGCGTGCCTTCGTACCGTTCGGGAAGACGCGCTCCTTCATGCCGGTAACGAGGTACTGGGTACCATCATCCGTGCTGTAGAAGGTTGCGTTGATGAGCTTCTTGCGGTCGCCAAGGTTGAGCGGGTCGATGACCTGGTCGCCGTTAGACGCCTGGAGCTCTGCAATTTGGCGCTGCATGTTCTCGATAACCGAGAGCGGCACAGCGACGGTCTGCTCCTGCTGTGTCTCACGCTGGATGTCTGGGACACCTCCACCAAAGACGCTTGCCTCTGCCTGGGCGTCTGGAATGACCGGCGTATCCTGCATCGCTTCCTGGTCCGTGACCTCCTGCACCTGTGTCTGCTCGTCTGCACTTGAAACCTCCGTTACCGGAAGGGCCTGTGCTGCACCGTCACCAAAGACCTGCGCCTCTGCGTCCTGTGCTGCCTCTACGGCTGCGTTCTTAGTCGCGTTGCTGGTCTTCTTGCTGTTGTTAGCCATGAATCAAATGTTATTCGGTTGCCTGCCCCTCGGTCACTGCCTTGGAGTTAGGGAACATACGCTGGTAAACGTCCGCACCGGCGCTCGTGAGCTTACCGTCCTCACCCTGTGAGCCTCCATCGTTTGATGGTGCGAGGGTATCTACCTGTTGAGCAAGCGGGTTGACGCTCGTAAGGGTAGCAGACTGGTACGCCTTGAGTGCACGCGCGTCGATTTCCTCACGAGAGCCTTCCGGCATGTTGAGGATGCCGTACTCGGACTTGATTTTCTCCGCAATTTGCTCGTCTCCCTTAGCAATTGCCTTGATGCGGTCCTCTGTGTACTTGGTAAGCTCTGCGGCTGCCGCTGCATCGCGGTCTGCGATGGTCTTCTCGAGCTCTGCGGCCTTGGTCGCGAGCTGCTCCTTCTCTGCCTCATGCGCCTTGCGCTGGTTGGTGAGGTTGTTAGAGAGCTCGGAGTTCTTGGCCTTCAAGCTCTCGATTTCTGCGAGTGCTTCGTCTAGGGTCATAGAAAGTGGTTATTAGTATGCTGACAGGTCCTGCCGGTTACCCGGTCCCGTAGGTAGCGGACGGCTACCACGAGCAGGGCGCTGGTCTTCAAATGCTTCAAGGCCAACGCTCTGCTCACGGTCTACTGTGTCTGCTGCCATGTCGACGCCCACAAGGACACCACGGCCGTAGTCCGCCACCACTACTTCACCAGGCGCGAACCCTGGGAAGTTGCGGATAACTGTGTGTGCTGTTGAGAGTAAAGGTGCTCCGTCTGACGTTGTGATGGTTGAGTTCTCCATACCAGCGCCATCCTCGAGCATCTCGTCTATGATGTCCTCCATTTCATCTGTCGTCATACGAGGTGCACGGCGCTGAAGTTCTCGCATACGGTCGTCTAGCATGCGCTCTGCGGCACGCATCACTGGTCCAGGTACGGGAATACCGCGCTGTATATCCTCGAATACGCGCTCTGGAAGGCCGGTAACGACCTGCTCGTGCTGTATCTCGTTCATGTGCGTCGTAGCTGAAGCTCCCCTACGATGAAGGGCCTGCTGTTCTAGCCCTGCACGGCCAAACTCTAGTCCCTGTTGACGAGTACGTAGGTATGCTTCCTCAGAAATGGTCTCTCGATACGCCAAGTCTGTGCTCGTACGTATCTCTTGCCTCATGTGTCCTGCCGCTCGCATCACCTGCTCTGTGATAGGCCGTATGTATCCAACTGTTTCTGGTGATACCGCTACCCCCTCGTAACTCTCGAGGTAGCCTTGAATCCATGCAACGAGCATGAGAGGTGTCATGTCCCCATTCTATGGGCTAACTGTCAACCACACAATACCCACAGTACTGTGGATAACTATGGTTGTAGGTTTGCGTTGCGCATGAGCTCCGCACGCTCGTGTACGTAGTTCCAGAATATCTGCAAACCATCAAGCAAGCCTCGGAAGCGCTCGTCGGTTATCTCTACCGGCTCCATACCCTCTGCTCCGAAGAGTGCATCGTTGATGAGCTGCGTGCGCAAGTGGTCCACGAGCAAGTTACCCGTCTCCGTATCGGTCACGAGGGCGTACTTGTCGACCATGTCCTGCTGGTTCTGGTCAAGTTTGAGGAGTTTTGGCTTGTATGCGTGTTCCATAGCTACTGCATCGTGTTAGTGAGGTCCGGGCGCATGGCGTTTGCTGCCTGGCTGATAGGGCTCTGAATCTGCTTAGGGTTCGTACCCTCTGGGCCTGCTGGTGCGCCTCCTGCAGCGGCTGCTGCGGCCATCTGCTCCATCATAGCGTCCTTCTCTGCCTGCTCTCCGATGTTGTACGCCTTGGTCGGGTCCTCCTTCATGAACTCAGACACACGCTGAAGAGTGTAATCCGGGTTGAGTACCTCTGGACCAAAGAGGTTTGCCACACGCTGCTTAGCGTCAAGGTACGCGAGCATCTCTGCGGTTGAGCTGTTGGTGTCGCGTGGGATGATTTCGATGCGATACGACCAGTCAAAGAGGCGTGAGAGGGAAGGCGCATGCAGGTACGCGATACGCACAGGCACGCCGAAGAGGTCGGTAAGGTCGTCCTCCTCCTCCACATGCTTACCAAGAGCAGGAAGGCTTGACGCGTCCACGTCATGGAAGCGGATAATCTTCAGTCCCTCCTGGTTCTCGTTAGAGATTTTGGTGCGGATGGTCTCCTGACGGTACCGCTTCTCGACGTCACGCTTCTCTGAGAACTTAGGGATGCCGTCTACGACCTCCTCTACCATCTTGGTGATGATGGCGTTCTCATGACGCGTCCAGTTTGCGTAGATGTTGGCGATGCGTAGGCGCACAAGCTGGCGCTGAAGGCTCTTGTACCCGTCGATGACCTGGAAGAGCTTACCGATGGTGTTCTTCTGGCGCTCAAGGTAGACGGTAGCGGTCTCCTCGTTGATGTCTCCACCGCTGAAGGTGTCATCCACTGACTTGTCGTTGATGATTTCCTTCACTATCTCGAAGTACGAGACGTCCGAGTTGCCTATCATGCGCGCCTCGTCTGGTAGGAGCGGCTCTATCATGCTCTTACGCAGTCCACGGTACGCCATGCCAGGCTTTGCCCAGTTGCGCGGGAGCTCGCGGCCCGTGTTGTTGGCGATGGTAGGCTCTGCGCTCTGCATGAGCTTCTTCGCCATGGCCTGATACACGAAGTCGTACATTTTCTCGTCCACGAACGTGTTGCTCGGGATACCCTTTGAGTATGCAAAGCCCTGAATCTTCTCTGCGTCTCCCTTAGCAAGCGGAATAAGGCCCGAGGGAGAGACCTTGGTGAGCGGGAAGTCGATAGGAAGAAGCATCACGCCGTTAGCGATGACCATGTGACGGTTAGAGAACGGCTCGTATATCTTCACGATACCCACGTTCTTCCCTGGGTTGACCACGTTCCAGAAGTACTGAGAGCCCCACGCGCCGTATGAGGACGCGGTGTTGGTGTCTCCTACGTTGAAGACCTGGCTGATTTGGTCCTGGTAGCGCGTACCCTTGCGAATGGTCGAGAGCACGTACTCTGCACGGTCCCAGGTACCGTACACACGGGAGAACTCACCGCCTGAGATTTCGCGGTACGTTGCGACGATAGGCTGCTTCTGGATGTCCTCCTGCGTGAGAGAGGCGAGGTAGACGTACTTTCCGAGGATGAGGTTCGCTTCACAGTCCTCCTGTACGCGGATGAGGGGCATTTCATCCTTCTTGAAGGCTGTAATCTTCTGTCCCGGGGTCCACTCCTTGCCTTCATCGTTCTTGCTGTCTTTCTCGAACATGAACTTCTGCACGTACTCCTCCTCGACGAAGACGTTACCCTGCGCGATGAGCTCGCGGATGATGCTGACCTCCTTGTCTTTCCACTGCTCGATTTCACGAGAGCGCTTCACAAGGTCTGCCGTGTTCTCTCCGAGCTCCACGACGATGCGGTTCTGCTTGTCGAACGCCTCGATAGACGCCTCAAACTCAAAGGACATGATGTGCGAGAGGATGCTCGTATCCTTCTGGCGCGTAACGCCGGTGCGCATGTTGAAGCCCTTGTCGCGCTCGTCGATGTCTCCCACAAGCGAGTTGTAGCCAAGGTCTGCCTGCTTGTTTATCTCGTAGCGCTGCGAGTAGGTGAGGTTATCGAACTCCTTTACCGCGCGCTCGCGGTTATCACGCATCTGCTGGAGACGCGAACAGAGAGCGATTTGAAAGTCCTTCTCTTCCTTCGAGAGACTGTCCCAGTAGTCCTGCATCGTGAGCTCACGCTTTGCAGTACTCCCTTCCCTGCGCTTTTTTGGGGCTGCGGCCTTCGTTTTAGCCATAGTTATACAGAAAGTGTACTACGCATACTGCGATGCTGTGATTTTGCCCGTAGAAGGGGCACTGAGGCGCATATGCCACGCAATAGCAAGCGCCATGACGCGGTCGAAGTGTCCGAGCTCCTCGTCAAGCTGCAAGGTATCGAGCTGCTCGCGCTGGTACGAGCGCAACTCACGCAATACGGTCGAGGAAGGGATACGCAGTGCAAACGTGTTGAGTGCATCCTTGAGCGCGTGGAGTACGAGCGGCTTCGTGCGCGCGTCTGTACGGAAGCCCAGCACCTTCTTCTCCTCGTTCGTCTGTCGGTCGTACGTCGTATCCATGTAGAGGTTGCCGTACTTGAGGTTCTGACACTCGTACAGGGTCGCGAGGCCGTGGTTGTTGCTCTCAACGCCAAGCAAGCAGTTGTTATAGAGCTTTGCCTTGGTGACTGCCTCAAAGGCAAGGTCACGCGGGCTCGTGTACTTTGATACGAACTCCGCTGCAAGCTCCCCGGTCGTAAGGTCAAGCACGATGATGACGGCGTTGTCCTTCCCTACGCCTCCTGATGGGTCCACGCCCATGACATACACGTGCGAGGCGTCACGCTTTGAGTAGAACTTCCAGTCTCCAGCGACAATAGGGTCACGCCTAAACTGAAGGTCAAGGAACTGAGGGCTGAAGAACTTAGTACCGGATGACCTGAACGCCTCCTCTGGCGTGGTCGGGTACTGCTGGAGTAGCGCCTCAAAGTCACGGTTGAGCTGTAGCCACACCTGGTAGTAGTAGCTGACCTCTCGGTCACTCCATCCAAAGCGCTGTTGACGCTCAAGGAACCACTGCGCCTGGTCGCGTCCGGCAAGACTGATGACCGGGTACTTCTCGATTTCCTCGTCGTCATAGGTCCAGTTGAAGAAGAACGCCTTGAACTGCGTAGGTAGCGGGTCCTCCTTACGGTCCCACGCTTCCCAGAACATTTCATAGAACAAGCCCCAGTCGTCCTCTGCCGTACTCTCGATGGTGATGCGTCCAGTGAAGGGGACGGCTGGGATGGTACCGCGCACGAGCTCGATAGCCTTTGAGCGCTCCTCCTTCTCCATCTTCGAGAGCTCCGTGATGTGCACGTCGTCGTACGTACCAGAGCGGCCTGACGAGGCCACGCGTATAAAACTCTCTGAATCATCTCCGAAGTTGACGCGGAACTCTCCCCGGTTCTTTGAGACGAGCTTATAGAGCTGCTTGAGCGGGTAGTTGTCCCAGAGAACGGTGAGCTTGTTGTTGAGGATGTTCTCCGCTTCCCCTTTCAAGTGAGCCACGAAGAGCGCACGGTAGTGCTTGGTAAGCAACGTACGGATGAACTGCACGATGACGCCGTATGTAGTGAAGCCAAGCTGACGGGACTTGAGCACTATCTTACGCGGGTGCGGGTCTGCATCGAATATCTCCTGTGCACGATTAGGCTTGAAGCGCACGAGCTCTCCGGCCTTGTTGACGATGTACGCGCAGCGACGTATCTGCCAGCCCGGCTTACGCAGTGTCGCTTTCTGTTCGGGTGTGAGGGTGGTGAGGTCGAGCTGCATGTGCTTGCTTCGCTAGACGATGCGTACGATGCACCGCAAACGGCGGATTCTTCTTAGCCTCACTAAGCGCCTTCTTCAGTTGTGTCTTGTTCAGTCGCAGGTTCATCGAAAAGAATCGTCGAGGCGCTATGGAGCTTGTCCCCTCCTGAGGTGAGGTCGAGCTTCTCTCCGAACTTCTTAGGAAGGACCTTGGAGAGATACCACTTGCGGCTGTCCACACGAAGACGGGAACGCTGGATGTGGTCATGGTTGACGCGCACACCTCCGTCCTCGTCATCAGTCTCTACGTAGTCGTTAGAAGCATCGTCTGCAATATCGAGAATCTCGTCAAAGAGCGCTTCTGCCTGTGCTTCCCTCGCGCGCGCGTACTTCTTCTGAAACTCAGAGTAGATAGGATTACTCGACAATATCCACCTGTACACCGTCGACTGCACCGGCATGTGCTCGTCACGACAAATACGACGAACACTCTCCCCTTGAGAGAGACGGAAACATAGCTCTTCTGCTATCTCGTCTGTGTAGCTTGTTGGTCGTCCAGTTACTGCCATAGTGAAGTGATTATGCCACGTGCTTACTGGTTCTCAAATGCCTTCTGTTGCTCAGTGAGTGTATGGATGTCGTAACTCACGTATCCAAGTAGCACGATAAGGGCTGTAGTGAGGGCGATGAGTAGGCCAATGAGGTACTGCATACTACTTTGAACGCTTCTTAGGCTTCTTAGCATGCAGGGCGGTCGTCATGATGATGTCCCACGAGGTGAGGGTGAGGGCAAGCCACGAAAGGCTCAGAATGAACGGCGGTTCCTCGGTAAGCCAGATAGACAACGGCCAGCCAATGAGAGAGCCCACGAAGAGGACCCATGCAACGCCCAGTTTGAATCGTGGAGAGTGAAGCAGTCCCATGCTAGGAAAGCGAGAGAGTGCCCATTTTGTACGCCATGTAGAGCTTAGTCTCCTGCCGGGTGGGCTGCATGCGCTTGAGGCCCAGGCGGCGGCGATGCTTAGCCTGCTGGCTCTTCTTCAGTGCTCGGTTCATTTGTGGGTGCGGGCTCGGTCTGAGCTGGCTGTGCGAGTGCTTGGTCGCGAAGATACGAGAGCTTGCCAATAAGGATGGCGACGCCCTGGGATTCTGCGCCCTTGATGGAAGCGCGGTTGATGAGCGCGATGATGTTCTGGTAGTCCTGGACCTCCAGAGATACGTCTACGTTAGGCATGAGCTATGGTCGGGTTTATGAGTAAGTACATGAAAGTTGCGAGGGCAAGAGCGTACAGACAACGACGAACGAAGTCCGTGCGGTCCATGCCTAGAACGGCGACCTGCCCTGGATGAGACGGACGAGCACGATGATGACCGCCACAACGAGGAGCAAGTGCAGCAAACCGCCGAATGTCGCGCCGCCAACGAAGCCAAGGGCCCAGAGGACGAGCAAGACGATGAGGATAGTGGTGAGCATAACTGCTGAAATGGTTACCCTGTTACCTATACAGTATAGCGTACTTACTGGATTTGGTTATCCACAGGTACTTATCCCCATAGCTACTTGCATAGTTATACCTATAGTGATAGGATAAGAGTATAGGAGATAACCAAACACAATTATGTCAACCTCAAACTTTATGTACAGCAACGAACTCTTCATCGTCCCAGGCTCAGACGAGGAGCACTTTGAAGAGATGGACGCGGAGATGGTGCGCGAGGCCATCGTCACTGATGTTATGCAAGAGTTCGTAAACGACGAGAGCATCGACGTGTACGAGTTCGAGGGATACGACGACGAGCGCAACTACCCGGGCCTTGTCTTCCTCAAGCTCGAGTACACCAAGCACAACGTGCCGGGCGTTCTGAGTGAGGATGACATAACCATCCGAGGCCGGGTCATCATGCGAAGCGGCTACTACTCGGGGCTGAACGTGGATTACGTCATCGACGAAGCGGAGTACGACAACACATACGAGCCGGTACCAGAGACACCGGAGCTCGAGATGGTACGAAGTCGCATGCGCGCGGGTATCGAGAACGTGCTACACGAGCACTGCAAGCGCGCCATCCGCCTTGGCACCTTCTCTAACGGCGAGAGCGTCTACGAGTATGCCTAGTACCCTCGACCTCCTCGTGCTGCTTGGCATCGTGATAGGGGCAATAGTCCTCACGACCTGGCAACTGTTCCGAGAGGATGACCTGCCTGAGTTTGAGGATGCGTAGTTATCCACAGGTTGTGCACAACACTATAGTCATAGTTAGGTAGATAGTGTATAGTATAAGAGTATCAGTAACGCCAAACACAATATGCGACCAGCAAGAACCCCAGAAGCAAGTGAAGAAGTAAGCGAGGAACTCGAAGAGACCGTTGCGGCTCTTGACGAGGCGAACCCCACCATCGACCCTACACCTGAAGAGTACCGAGACTTCACGCGTCCTGCTCATCGAACCATCGTGCGTCGCTTGGTGAGCGACGCGATAGCCGCAAGCGGTCTCCCTGAAGAAGTGCGCAACGGCATGGAGAGCGCCTTCAGTGTGAGCTCAACCATCCGTTGGGCAGGAAGCACACGACAGATATTCACTCGTGTACGTATCGGATACGGCGGTGACTGGATTTCCTCACGAGCAAACCAGCGTATCGACATGGACCGAGTGCTGGCCGCGCTACGTGAGCATGCAGAGCGGTTGATAGCGATGCGTGCCACCCGGCAGACTGAAGCAGAGCGCTCACGAGCACGCCGTGAACGGCTTACAGAGATGCGTACTGAGCTTGGGTTTGGTGACCGCTACTCGAGCCGGAACATAACCCTGGACATAAACAGCGACGAAACGTACCAGGTGAGCTTCAGACTGGATGTTCCTGAGGAGCGAGTGCGTGGAATCATCGCGCTTCTAAAGGGAATTGCGGAGCTCTAAGAGTTATCCACACCCTGTACCTATAGCTATTGCATCAACTATAGCCATAGTGTATAGTATAAGAGTAAGACAAGTAACTAAACACAATGCCTATGAGAAAAATCACACGAGAAGCAGTAGCAGCGTTTATGGGAGGGTACGACTTCCGCAGCAGCAACACCGAGGTGTTGGTGAGCGAAGATACGGGAGCGGTGACCTTGTTCCTTCACGGAAACGCTATTGCGCGCCGGGACAGCAACGGACTTCGTGTGAGCAACGGCGGCTGGTCAAGCAACACCACCAAGGAGCGCTTGAACGGTATCCCGGGTGTCTCAGTAGCGCAGCGTAACTTCGAGTGGTTCCTCAATGGTCGTCCGTGGGATGGCTCCTGGACCCTCGTTTAGCCCCTAACCTTTCAATTATGAAGATGACACTAACAGAAGCGATGCAGAACATTGGCAAGAGGGGCACCATCCAGAATGGTCCGCTTACCATCGACGTAACCATCGTTGATTTCAAGAACTCCTACGGCAAGGACCGCTGGCTCATCGAGCCGGTTGCTGGGTCGGGCAAGGCATGGGTAGAGACCGTTACCATAAACGAAGATGCAGCATGAGGGCCGTCCGAGGAATCCAGAAGCTCGTAGGTACGACCGTCCTCGAGGTGTACATGAACAAGCGATACATTCGCTTTGTCACTGACCGAGGCAGCTACACCTTCGAGGCATACGGTGACTGCTGCTCGAGCACCGAGCTATACGACTTCATCGGCGTGCAGAAGCTCCTGTTGAACCGCGTGCTCGAAGTACACGAGATAAACCTTGACGGCTCGCACTTCAAGAAGCCTATGGACTACGAGGACGTTGTCGCGTACTACGGCATCAAGTTTGTGGTCGAGGACCCGCAGTGGGGTGAGATGACCGCTGTGCTTGCGTTCCGCAATAACAGCAACGGGTACTACGGCGGCTCCCTAGAAGACGCTCAGGACCGGGAAGTCTACCCGCGCGTGTTCGTCGATGTTATCGAAGCTGAAGACGCTCCTCGATAGCACGCTCCTCAAGAGGTAGCCCAGGCTCAACCGTAAGGATTACCCGGGCCTTCCCTTTCTCGTATCCCTTGCGGGTACCGAGCTCCACTATCTGTCCGTCGTCGAGCCATAAAATGCCCGTGAGCGCGTCGAGGAGGACCTTGATGTTATCCACGTCGTGGTTGGCACGTGTCGGCCACCACAGGTCAATTTTGACGCTCAAGGGGCCTTCCATGGGTGCGCCTCGATACTGCGAGCGAGCTTCCATAGCCAGCGCGTGCTTGTTGTCCTTGGCCTTGGAGGTGAGGAAGCGATGCCTTCCACGGTGAGCGTATAAGTTGTTCGTGCCAAGCGGCATAGTGCTGAACTCAATGATGTGCTTCATGCAAGGGAAAGGGAGAGTTGGCCGGTAGGTGTGTAAATGGGCGTGATGTAAACGTCGAGGCCGCGCTCGTGTATGAGCTGTTCTGCTCGCTCGAGAATCATGCGGCGGCGTTCTGCGTACTTCTTCCTCTGGAATCCGTAGTGCGCTCGAACATGGGCAAGCTCGCGCACAGAAACGAGGTTACCCTTGATGCTGTTACATTTGCGACATGCAAGGACGACGTTGAGCTTTTGCTTGATACGGTTTCCCCCTCGACACTGCGGAATGAGATGGTCGCGGGAAACATTTTTATCGTTGAGCTGCTCCTCGCAATAGACACACACCATGGCAGCTCCAGTCTGACGAATGAGTTTCACTATCCGCTTAGGAAGAGAAGAGGTGTGCATACGTGCTACATATCTTCACTTTAGCATCACGTTCTCTATGAACGGTTTTGTTATCCCCTATTCTCTTTTTTACTTTCAAAGAGCTTTATATAACACGTGCTCTTGCTAGATTTTGAGTATGCCCCCCTTTCCCCCCACACAGAGAGAAAGAGTTGCATACTGTCGCGCTCCCGCTGAGTTTTGGTCTGATGATAGACAGACGACGACAGCTCCCGTGACTTTTTTGCGCTGTTCACAGGACTTAGCCCCCTACAGCGTCCAGCAGTGCTGGAGGACGGGCGCGAGGTATTAGATATTCCCTCACTCATCCGCAAACGCGGAGTTATCTACCCGTCCTTCAGAACTTCTGGTCCCACTCGTGCTCCTTCAGGCTTCCCCAGAAGTACTTGCTCCAGGAGTAGCCCGAGCGCACGCGGTCCTCGCACATGCTCTTGAACGCGTACAGGTCCGTTACAGACAAGTGCGAGAGCTTCATCCCGATGAACCCGGGAGAGAGCGGGCGTCGTCCGGCCCAGTCACGTGCTGCATGCTCAAAGAAATAGCGCACTAGCTCTGTTCGTTCGCTAGTACGCTTTTTCTCTGTTGGCTGCGGCAACGTGTAGCCTGCAAAGAGGCTTCCAATTGAGACTGGACCTTCGACACGTGTGCTCATTTTTTCACTCTAGCACCTGGTCGCTCGAACCCCCTGTGGATAACCTACTGGTAGTAGTTATTGCGCCGTGCGGTGTTACGCGGGAGCTTGATGTTTTCTCGTTTCTCGATGTCCTGGACCAGTTTTGAGACGTAGCTGGAGTTGATGCGCGGGTTGAGCAGGCGGCTGATTTCAGTGTAGGTCTTGCCGTCAATGAGGTACGCGATGATTTGCTCCTCGCGGCGCTTCCTTAGCGCGACAGGGTCAGGTCGTGGAGGTAGTTCGGCCGGGAGCTTAGGCATCGGACGTTTTGCCGCAAGCCGTTTGCGGTCGGCCTTCCGCTTTTCGTCGCGCTCCCGCTTGTGCTGTGTCTTACACCCGAAGCAGGTTGCGGGTCGGTCGGTACGAGCTCGCTCTACCATCTCTGGGCAGTACTGACATTTCACTTTGAAGACAACGAGCTTTTGCATAAAGCAAATATATCACGGCTTAGTTGGGCCATTTCCGTTATCCACAGGCTGGTTGTTGACTGGGGGTGAGTATGGTATACTAGGTATACAAGTAAACAAACACAATGATTATGAACTACGACCCAGACCGCACCCCAGAAGACTACGGAGAGCCCCAAGAGACCGAGGGTATTCCTGTAGAAGCAACCGGAGACGTTGAAGTTGAACTCGGCAACGTCATCGTCGATATGCGAACCCTTCGCGTGGTTGAAGGCGCTCAGTGCGAAGAGTGCAACGACGAGGGAGAATACGAGATGATGACACTCGGATGGAACGGCGAACCAATCTATTGGACCGTGAAGTGCGAAGGATACGCGCACGAGATGACTGTGCAGGTGACACGGTTCGATGAGAACGGATTACGAGGTGTAGCAGTCGACGGTATATGAGGCTTTCCGCAACACAACGCTTTATCGAGAGGGCATTGGAAGGCGGATGGAAGAAGGGCCATTGGGAGTTCTTAGGGCTTGTGGATAGGACAGAAGAGCCGCTCGCTCGTTTCAGCAACCTCCGTACTGTTGGTGCTTCAGTCCACTCTGTGTCTGTCGCTTCAATACTCCTCGACCCCGCCGCATGGCAGGCCGTGGGGAAGGTGGAGTTCTGGCCGGACGAAAATCCAGACCCGGAAGATACCGGCTCATACATGCCTACGTGGTTGCTCTACATGCATGGCCTGATAGGCGCCCTGGCCGAAGGGAAGAGCGTCGAGGAGTATTTAGCAACTATCGTATGACCTATGGACCGACACAACGAGAACGCCAGCACCTCCACTCGGTTACGTACCGGGCCCGGCAACAGGCAGCCCGTGAGCTCCGAGCCCGCCTCACCATCCTCGGAATCCTATTGGTTCTTGGCTGGGCAGCCATCGGTTTGGCAGCCATTGTACGAGCCGGTGGCACCTGTGCAGATGTACCGAACACGGAGACTGACACAAGAGGGAATGACGGCGCAGAACCTTCACTACCTTGTGACCAACAGCATGGTGCTTATGTCGACAGGGACGGACGGGTCTATACCGAGGTCCAGGTCAACGGAGCGAAGCTCGCACTTGCGGACTTTTGTAAGCAAGCTGTGGCGGACCATCCAGAGGGTTTGGGAAACGGGGACTTAGCAAAGGTGTGCGGTAGGTATAAGTAACTAACACGATATGAAAAACAGGCGCTACACAAAAAAACAGAAGGACGCAATCGAGCACGTAGTGGTGATGCTTGATGAGCTCGACAATAAGCCGCGCAGGCTCTATTCCGCTCTTCGTGAGTTCGCTGCCGCTTTCAGTGGCAAGCACGAGGGTATGAACGCAGCCATCATAAACCGTATCGACCAGGCAGAGAGCGCGTGGTACGAGCAGTGGGACTTCGAACACCAAGTTGCAGAGATTCTAAATACCTTGCGCAGAAGGCACGCAGATATGACCAATTCTCTTGCCGAGGAGAAGTTCGTAAAAGATTATCGAAGCTACGGCAGAGAGAAGGCGTCAGATGAGGAAGTGCAGATTGCATGGCGAGCTTACACGAAGGGTGCAGAGGAGATGCGAGACCATGCTATGCGTGTATTCTTCCACTTCACTTATCCAGAACTAGATAAAAAGTTTGAACGGTATGACTGATTTCACCAAGAACGAGTTGATGGGACACTTGCGGACCGCCCTGATGCAATTGCAACAGGCGGGCGAGGGCTTCAAAGAAGCCTGGGAAGGGGAAGAGCTCATGCTCAACCCGCGTGAGGCGTCCGAGGTCCGTTCGCTTCTTATGGGCATCAAGGCAAACCTGATTCCCATTGAGGAGTACGCGGGCCAGTTCGAGAAATTAGCAGGTGCGCGTAAGGTAACAGAGTAGTTATGAAAACAAAGCATCTGTTCGTACTCGCATGTCTCTTGCTGGTCGCTGGGTTCACCGGCATTGGCGGAGCATCGGGGTTCTGGTTCGGCATCGGTATTGTGGGCTTTATGCTCGTAGTCGTTGCCCTTGTGCTCTGGGTGCTCGGTAAATAGACCATGCAACTACCTGCTGTACGTCCCAAAATAAGACGAGGCCAGCTCTGGAAGAAAAAGGACACTGGCCTTGTCGTAGAACTGACAGGACGAAACGGTAAGGGGCATTGGTCGTACAAAAAACTCTCGAACGGGTGCAGTGGCAAACAACACTCAGTATTCGAGAATGACTTGTACAGGTTCTGGGAGAAAATTAGCGGCTAACAAAACACAATGGGATACCTTTACACAGACGAGCGGCGGCAGCATCTCCACTCATTCGATGGGAAACCCTTGTTCGGCACCTCGACCGTCGCGAAGATGGCAGGTGGCGACAAGGGCGGCCTCATCTGGTGGGCGGCGGGCTGTGCAGCCGGTACGTTCGGATGGCTCAAGAAGCTCGACACGCGTAAGTTCTCTCCTGAGGAGTGCGCGCAACGGGAAATTGAGCGACGTGCAGCAGCGGTCGCAAAGCTCGAGGAGCTGCGCAATATGTCTATCGAGGCATACCAAACAATGCTCGATGCGGCGTACAAAGCGCACGACACCATCAAGCGTAAGAAGGCAGACGAGGGAACAGAGCGACACGCGAAGCTCGAGGATTACGTGAAGGCGTGTATCGCTGAGGGCGGAGCACCTAAGGCAGTTGACCATTGGCTTCCAGGGTTCTTCGCACCAGAGGTGGAATCGTTCATCACGTGGTCGCTCACAAACGTGCGCAAGTTCCTGTGGTGCGAGGTCAACTGTTATTCGACCACTCTCTGGACCGGCGGTATCGCTGATATTGGGTACGAGGATATGCAGGGGCGTGTGGTCGCAGGTGACCACAAGAGCTCTGACCAAGCGTACTTCGACCAGTTCATCCAGATAGCCGGTTACGACTTGCAGCTCTCAGAGAACGGCGGGTTCGATACTCAAGGCAATAAGGTCTTCGAGCTCCCGGCACCAGTGGATTACTACGTAGTTTTCCCCTTCCGTTCTGTTCCCTTCACTCCCATGTTCATCTACGATGTAGAAGGATACCGGGAAGGTTTCAAGTCTGCTCTCAAGCTGCATAAGCTCAATGAGCAGTTCAAGGAGTTACTCACTAACTAAAGACAATTATGGCTCTATACAAAAAGTCATCGGGCACTAGCGGGGCGTGGGCGAAAGCATCAGATATTCCTACAGGTACGCGTTTGCGTCTCGTGTCGGAGTGCCAGCCGATGCAGGGCGAGTTCGGTGAGCAGGACGTAGCAAAGGCCCGTTTCGAGGGATTTGCGGAGCCTCTCAACGTGCGCATCAACAAGCCAACCATCAACGCGCTCATAGAGGCGTTCGGTGAAGATAGCCGTCAGTGGATGGGTCAGACACTTCGTACCCACATTGAGCCTATGAACGTGGG